GTAGGCAATCGACGCCCCAGCACTGGACACAGAGGAAAGCTGCCCCATAAGGCTGAACGTCACAGGAATGACCTGATTCGGCACAGGCCACAGGGTTATCTCACCCAGCGGGAAGCTGTTGACGTACAGATACCGATAGGGGAACTGTTGCTGCTGATCCTTGACCGTGATGAGGTTGTATTCCTGCTGCGTCATGGACGTGAACGGATAGGACGTGTTCCCGTTGATCACCGCATAGGCTGGGTCGTTGATCCACACCGGGCGAGCGGTGTTCCAGTCACCACCCGTTCCTATGGTGTAGGTGGCCTGAGAAGCTACGGTGTTGAACGTCTGATCCGCAGCGCCCCACACCGCGAGCTTGCGGGTGTTGAATATCTCCAGCAGATCATTGAATACCGACAATGCCTGCGTGGTTTCAGCGTTCGTCAGCGTTTGGTCGATGCCGACAGCATTAGTCAGCGCTAAGGAGCCGCGAATGATGTCTAGGGCGGTGGTGGGGCTAGGCATTGGCGCGGATCCTTTCAGTACCCGTCAGCGCCCCCAAGCACCGCTCCTTCACATTCACGCACCAAGCGGGGTTAATGACCTTCCCGGCCTCGTCCACGACCTGATAGGGGATGCACCAGGCGGTGGTGTGGCCTGCTGCGACAGAGGCGGCGTAGTTCCGGTCGTTGGCGAGCATCCAGCTATGAATGCGGTCGGCTAAGGCTTGGGCGTCTGATTGCTTGGGGAATTCGAGTCTCATAGGGCGCCCACTTGCTGGAGATACCTGATGACGCGGGCGCGGGTGGCGGCGTCGTGGGCTGCGGGGAAGTCAATTACTTCTTTGAAGGCGACGTTTGCCCACCCACTTCCGCCACTTCGGGTAGCGGCTAGCGTCAGTCCGTTGGCGGAATTTGAACCCGCAGTCCCGGTTTGTGCAGCATTGTTGTTGACTTGAATCAGAGAGGCTGCGTTGTTATAGACGACAGCGACCACCGCAAACGCCCCCAAGGCAGGACCGTTTGCGCCAAACGCAGCCCCCGCATTCACGGCGATATTGGGCGTGGCTGGCGCTTGCGCGAGAATCATGGCGCCCCCTCCGGCCGTACCGCCGTCCATGATGCGGTCATCGTTCGTCCAAGTGACCTGCTTAAAAAGCAGGTAACACGTTCGAGGCTGATTGCGCGTATAGAGCGCAGCCATCCAGTTATCCACCCCATCAAACAGGATGGAGTTGTCCGTATCTAGCGTCGGCTGGTTCGTGCCGGTGGCTTGCAGGAGGTTGCGGCCATTGCCGGACTGGTCGGCCCAGGCTGAGACTAGAGAGCCGGCGGAGGTGATGCCGACGCCGTAGCGGTACCAGGCGGCAGGACTCAGAGACGAAATCAATGCTGCCCCGCTCGAAACAGCAGCGAAGTTCACACCAAAGTTAGGCGTGTTTTGCGGGGTGAACACTCAGACCCCAGGACAGAAGTACGCGCTACCGCCCGCAGATACCTGAATGGCGGAGAGCCGAGAGTTTCCCTGTGCATCGTCTGGGATTGGAACCCACACAGGAACGTATGCAGGAATGGGCCAGTCCGTAACGGTTGCCGTGGCTTCAACGCCGACGCGAACATACGCATCCGATGTGCAGTACACCCACACGCCCGTTATGCCGCCAGTGAAGGCGCTAGAAGTCCCTGCGGTGCCGGTGTAAGCGAACGTCCCACCCTGCCCATAGACAGGCTGTCTGACTACTGAAAGACGATCTTCCATGTCTTTTGTGGGGAGAGCCGAAGCCCTCCCCCTCCGTTTAGACGTACAGTTGGCAGATCGGACCCACAGCAGTCGTGAAGGTCGTCGCAGGCGTGATCGTCGCGGGGATGGTGCCGAAGGTTCCGGCAACGGTTCCGGTGATCCAGCTCGATCCGTTCGCCGCCAGCAAGTGGCGCGGCGTCGGAGTTGTGCCGGAGAACTGGAAGCCAACGAAGTACCGACCAGCGGGCAGGATGATCGGCGCGGTGAACGGGATGTTCTGCATCACCGATGCACCAGCCGAAACCACACCAGCAACAGCCGAGTTAGCCAGCAGCACGCCGTTTGCGCCGTACAGCACGCACAGCACGTTGTGGGTGCCCACGGTCGTCCCGTTCAGAATCCCGGCCCCGGTCCATGTCTGCGAGAACGGAACCACGATGTCCGCATAGTTGATGGTGCCTGCGGTCTGGGCTACGCCGTTGGTTTCATAGCCGGTCAGGGCAGCAGAACCGAGAGCGATGTTCGGCCAGAAGTAGGCACCAGGGATGGTGCTTTGAGGGCCGATACCGGCCTGCGGGATCAGCGACGACACACCGCCGATGGTTGCAACGGCATCAGGGGCACCAACCACGTTCGACATGGTTGCGCCGTTCGTGACCAGCGTGCCGTAGCCCTGGGCGACCAGCGCCGCTTCGGTGTCCGAGGGCAGAACAACAGTCTGCCCGGAAGTGAAGGCGTTGCCGCCTGACGTGTAATTGCGGGTGAGAAGAATTGCCATGGTGTTTCTCCTTGAATGAGTGAATGTCGGATGTCTGTTTCAGAGAAACATCAGGACGTTGTGTAATATCGAGTTGCGAGCTGCGGGTAGGTCGCCGCCCATCCGAACAGCACATCCAGCCGCATCACACCGTTGTCGTTCACGCCATCGTAGAAGTCGGTGACTTTGATCGTGATGCCCTTGTGCGACTTCTGGGACACGCGCGCGCCCATGCCGTCCATAGGCTTCCACATCGGCACCATGGCCAAGGTGAAGGCGTCGGAGTGGAACCCGATGTTCGTCTTGTAGGACGTGTTGGCAGCACCACGAATCACGTAAGGCGTGGTGTTGGTCGGGCTGCCGGTCACGTTCTGATAGGCCCCGGAAGTCACCAGGGGAGGGCTCACTGGAATCGAAGTGGCACCTTGAGCCACATCGGCAGTCACAACGAAGTCCATGGCGATGCCGGTGTCCTCGCGGGTCTGGGCATTGACCGAGTTCACGCCGGGGAGGTTGATAATCGTTCCCTTGGTCAGCGTGCCAGCAGCCACAGCAACCACCGTGATAGTGCTGCCGGTCTGCCCTGCTCCGGCAATGTTGGTCGCAGTCGCGGCACCATTGGTATGGGTCGATACGGTCTGATCCATGAACGGGTTCAGGCCGAAACTGTCGGCAAGGTAGCCGGATTTGGTCTGCGAGCTGATCGCGCCTTGCGGGTTGAACAGGCCAGCCATGCCGGGAACGATTGCGCCATTCAGCACAGGCCCCATGACCATGTGACGATTGCCGTCTTTCACGGGCGCGGACATGATGTCCAGGCGGGTGTTCACATCGGCAAGAACCTGCGTCGCCGCCAACTGGGTGGCCGGAAGGGCTCCGGCAGCGTTCAGCAGGTTGTAGGTGGCGAACTTCGCCATCGCCAAGCCCTGGCGGTCAATCTCCGAAGTCACCGTGGCCACAGCAGCCATCAGTTTCTTCTGGATATGCTCGCTGCTGATGCTCAGGGTGCGCTCGGCAGCAGTGAAGGCCAGATCCACACCACCCTGTGAGAGCGTCAGCGGGATTGTGCCGTCAACGGATGCTTGCGGAACGGCCACCCTGCCAGCACGCCACGTATAGCGGGAGGGCAGGCGAATGTTGATGGTCGAACCGGGCTCATAACCCCTGTTCATGTTGCCGGTGAATTCGTGTTCCCACTCGCGGTTGACCTTGCCCATAAAGCCGCAAGTGTTCTCCAGGATAGCCAACACTTCCTTGGAGACGATGTTTGACGTAAGCAGTTGATTGCTCATGGTGAAGCTCCTTTAATCAGGACGTAACGCCTTCCCGGCGCGATCCTTAGTTGCTCATTTACCTAGCCCAGCGTGCCCCCTGCTTTGCCCGTTGGGAGATGTATGTGTCCATGTCATCGCTCAACGTGGTGGCTTGGCTGCCTCCGTGCCTGACATGCTTTGCAGGCGGCGGCGGCTCAGGTTTGCGCTGTACAGGTGCTTGGGGTTCTACTTCTTGCGGCTCCGATGCTTCCGCCGGCTTGGATGTGATCTTGCCCAGTGCGGCGACCTGTCTTAGCGGGGAGAGCTTTACGATCTCGTCCACTTCGTCCAGGTGCTGCGACAGGTAATGCAGTACTTCCGGCCCCAGATCGGCTATCGCCTGCCGCGCCAGCCCGGAGAACTGCCCGATGTCGTATTTCAGGAACTCCTCGACATCTGTGTCGAAGGTCGGAACTTTTGCCCTGAAATCGGCTTCACGCTTATTCCAGTCGTTCTCGATCTTCTGCCGCTGTTCTATGGCCTGGCGCTTCGTATCCGCCGCCTTCGTCGCTTCGGCGTTCGTCTTTTCCTTCTCTGAGTCCTTCAACGCATGCCGGTAGTCCTGGCGTGCGTCTAGGTATTCCTCGTAGGAGTCGAATTCCTCGCGCTTCGGTGGCGTCAGTTCTTTGGCTGGATTTGCCTTGGCCCGGAGTTCGGCATTCTCTCTTTCGAGAGCCGCTGCCTTGGCTTCGGCAGCAGT